AGTCTTCAGAATGCATGGGAGCAGGGCCATGGTGCAGTGACGATAACGAACTATACCAGACCGCACGGAACAAAACCAGAAACGATTCTCGTCGTCCGAGACCCCAATCAGCTTCGCTCGCCGGCTGCGGCCTTCAATCCGGCCAAACGAAACAGCGCAAACTTGCTCGCAAGCCTGCTCGGCACCGGCGTGCTCGGACCGTCGCTCTCTTCGGCCATCTCGGACCCGACTTCCCTCCCAATCCCTCAGCCCAAACCGCCGGTCTTCTAATGCCGAAGATGTCACTCTCCGAGCTCAAGGCGCTGCTCGAGGCGGAGCGCAACGATGCGCTCGCGGCGATCGCGGCCTCGAAGCTTTCCGCACAGCGCTCCGACGCCATGGACTATTACCTCGCCGACATGAGCAAGGACATGCCGGCGCCGGAGGGCCGCTCGCACGCGGTGTCGACCGACGTGGCCGACACGATCGAAGGCCTGATGCCGTCGCTGATGGAAGTTTTCTGCGCCGGCGACGAGGTGGTGAAGTTCGAGGCCGTCGGGCCGGACGACGTCGCCGCCGCCGAGCAGGAGACCGACTACGTCAACCACGTGTTCATGCAGGCCAATCCGGGCTTCCTCATCCTCTACACGTTCATCAAGGACGCGCTGTTGTCCAAGACCGGCATCGTCAAGGTATGGTGGGAGGAGCGGAGCGTCGAGGAGCGCGAGACCTATCTCGATCTCACCGACGACGCCTTCGCGCTGCTCGCCGCCGATCCGGACGTCGAGATCGTCGCGCACAGCGCTCGGCCGGCGCTTCTCCCGCCTGAGGGCGAGGATCTTCCCATCGGTGGCCCGCTGATCCACGACGTGATCTGCGCCCGGTCGAAAAGCGCGGCGCAGGCGAAGATCGAGCCGGTGCCACCGGAGGAGTTCGGCATCAGCCGCAATGCGCGTTCGTTGCAGGACTGCGACTACTGCTTCCACAAGATCCTGATCCAGCAGGCGAGGCTGATCGCGGAAGGCTATGACGCGGCCCAGGCGAAGACGCTGCCGACCTACACGGCGCTCACCAACGTCGAGGAGGTGCGGCGCGATACGGTGAACGAATATCAGTACACGGGCGACGAGGCGAACCAGGCGGCGCGGCGGATCGAGACCACCGAACATTACATCCGCATGGACTACGAGGGCGACGGCAAGGCGCGGCTCTACAAGGTGCGCACTGGCGGTGCCCAAGGGGACATCCTGATCAAGGACGGCCGGCCCGACATCGAGGAAATGGACGCGATCCCGTTCGCCGCCATGACCCCGGTGATCCAGACGCATCGTTTCTTCGGCCGCTCGATTGCCGACCTGGTGATGGACATCCAGCGCATCAAGACGGCGCTCTTGCGGGCGGTGCTGGACAACGCCTACCTCGCCAACAATCCCCGGGTGGAGGTCGCCGAACAGTTCGCCGGGCCCGATACGCTGGACGACCTTCTGGTGTCGCGGCCGGGGGGCATCGTGCGCACCCGCCAGCCGGGCGGATTGAACTGGCAGACGGTCCCGTCGATCGCGGGCCAGACATTTCCCGTGCTCGAATACATGGATGCGGCGCGCGAGTTGCGCACCGGCGTCACCCGGCAGGGCCAAGGGATCGATGCCAATGCGCTGCAGAACCAGAGCGCGACCGCGGTCAACCAGGCGTTCACCGCCGCGCAGGCGCGCATCAAGCTGATCGCGCGCATCTTCGCCGAGACCGGCATCCGCGATCTGTTCGCGCTGGTGCACGAGGTGATCCGCAAGCACGGGCAGGCGCGCCAGACGGTGCAGCTCCGCCGTCGCTGGGTCACGGTGGACCCACGCGAGTGGCGCAAGCGCGAGCACATGACCATCAATGTCGGGCTCGGCACCGGCACGAAACAGGCGCAGCTCGGCGCCCTGCAGATGATCATCGGGGCGCAGAAGGAGGCGATCGGCATCGGCATGGTGTCGAAGAAGAACCTGCACAACTCGGCTGCCGAGCTGGTCAAGCTCGCCGGGTTCAAGTCGCCGGATGCGTTCTTCACCGATCCATCGTTGCCGACCAGTCCGCAGGATCCGGCCGGGGCGCCGATCGCGCCGCCGCCCGATCCGCGGCTCGCGCAGCAGCAGGCGCAAGCCCAGATCGACCACGCCCGCGCACAGCAGACTGCCGCGCTCGACCAGCAGCGGCTGCAGCAGGAGCTCGTGCATCAGCAGGCGCGCGGCAGCTTCGACATGCAGATCGCGCGCGAGCAGGCCGACCTCGACGCGCGTCTCAAGATGCTGGAGGCCGACCTGCGTGCGCGCGAGCATCACATCGTGCTTGCCGCCAAGGCGATGGAGCTTGCGGGCCGGCCTGGCCCGGACGGACAGCCGCGGCCGGTCGACCTCGACGCGCTCATCGCCAAGCTTACCGCCGTCCAGCCCTCGGGACCGGCCCCGTCACGCGGCATGCGGGTGGTGCGCGACGCCGCGGGCCGCGTGTCGCATCTCGAGCCGCTGTGAGTCTCTTGTCCCTCCTCGGTTTACGGGGAGGGACGGGGAGGGAGACGTCGCGCGCGGATGCGCCAGCGGCGCCTCCTCCCTCACCGCTTTCCGGCGAGTGGGGAGTGAACCGGCGCGATGTGCCGTCATCGTCTGCGCAACCGGACGATCCAGTACTCCGCAGCGCATGCGTGGGACATTGCCGACGTCTCATTCAACTGTCGTGAGGACTGGATTGCCCGCTCTCGCGGGCAATGACGTTGGAAGTGAATCGAAAACCCAGGAAAGCTCATGGCCGCCTTCAACAAGTTCAACGCCTTCGTCGCCGATGTGGCGAACAAGGTGCACAATCTCGGGGCCGACACGTTGAAAGTCATGCTGACCAATACGGCGCCGGTCGCGACCAATGCGATCAAGTCTGACGTCACAGAGATCGCGGCGGCCAATGGCTATACCGCCGGTGGCACGCAGGCGACGCTGGTCTCATCGGCGCAATCGGGCGGCACGTACACGCTCAAGCTCAACAATGTGAACTTCACGGCGTCGGGTGGATCGATCGCGACCTTCCGTTACGCTGTCCTCTACAACTCGACGCCCGTTGCGGGAAACCTGATCGGTTGGTGGGATTACGGCGCGGGGCTCACTGTCACTATCGGCAATAGCTTTCAGGTCCAGTTCGACGCCACCAACGGCGCGCTGCAGCTGCAATAATGTGGGCGCTCGAACTGTTCTTGCATGTCGGAGCAGTTGGGGTCGGCGAACGGTGATCACTAATCGCCTTCCAACGTGCGGTGCCTGCATGGAGCGCGCGATTTCTGAAATGCGCGTTCGGCGCAATGTCGTTGCTGTCCGGTGCGAGTCATTGAAGGGGCAAGGCGTCTGATCATCATGGCCAAAGTCAACGATCGCGTCGAAGAAACAACGACCACGACCGGCACCGGAGCGGTGACGCTCGTCGGCGCGGTCGCCGGCAATCAGACCTTCACGGCCGGGTTCAGCGATGGGGATTCGGTTTACTACACGATCGAGGCCGTCGATGGGAATGGAGTGCCGACGGGGGATTGGGAAGTCGGTATTGGCACCTTCACGGCGAGCGGCACCACGCTTTCGCGCGACACTATCCTGGCCTCGAGCAACTCCGGGAATGCGGTGAACCTCTCCGCCGGCACCAAACGCGTCTTCAGCAATCTTCCGGCGCGCGAAGTCAAACGCGCGTTCGTGTTGGGCCGTGATCTTCAATTCGGGACTCTCTAAATGGCCGCTCCGAGCAACGTACCGATTTATTCCCGCGTCGCCGACATTCAGTGGGGCGCACCGCTCACTACCGCGAACACGGCGATGGACGGCACGGGCACCGTGACGACCGTGTTCACGGCTGACGCTACGAACGGCGGCTTCGTGCAGAAACTCCGCCTTCGCGCCGCCGGCTCGAACGTCGCGACCGTGATGCGTATCTTCATCAACAACGGCAGCACAAACGCGACGCCGGGCAACAACACGCTGTATGACGAGATCAGCCTTCCGATCACCACCGCGGCGGCGGCGGCGGCGACGTCCGGGTTCGAAGTCCCGCTCGGGTTCGCGCTGCCGCCTGGCTACAAGATCAACGTGACGCTCGGCACGACGGTTGCGGGCGGCTGGGTGCCGACGATCATCGGCGGGAAATACTGACGTGTTGGATTTTGGCCATCTGCCTATTGGGCGCAACTCTGACGTTCAGTTATTCCTCGCCGGAGGTGACAGTAGCGGCGCGAGCCGGATTGAGCGCTATTGGGTCAAGCCGCGTGGCTACACGATGCTGTTCCTCATGATGCAGGGCGCTGGAGGCGGCGGGGCCGGAGGGTTCACAGGCGCAGCAGCCACGCAGCGCGGTGGAGGGGGCGGTGGCGGCAACGGTGCCTTGGTTTACGGCGTTTGCCCCCTCTTTCTCATCCCCGAGGCTCTAAGCGTCGCTGTCGGTATCAAGGGCGCCGGCGCTCCCAGCAATTCTAGCGCGGGCTCCCCTGGATCAACTTTCGTCTCGGTGCCGGGCTGGACCAATGCGCTTGTGGCTGCCGCCGCTGGCCTCGGCGGATCTGTAGGATCGGCCACTGCCGGAGGGAGCGGGGGCATCGGCGGGTTTGCATCTGTGACGGGCCAGCTGGGAATGATGCTGGCGGTCAACGGCGCCAGCGGTGGGAATGGCGGCGCGTCCGCCGCCGGGACGGCTGGCACGGCCGGAGTCAGGTCCGCATCGGGGAGCGGCGGTGCCGGGGTTACGAGCGGCAATGTGACGGCGAGCGGCGCGAACGGCGTTCTCCCGTCATTGCTAGCCTCAAGCCCATACGTGGCACCCCCGGGCGGCACCGGCGGCAATCCGGGCGTTAATGGTGCCGATGCCTTCTCTCTGATTCCGCCCGGCATTTACGCACAGATTTCCGGCCAGTCTAACTTTCTGGTCAGTGCCTCCGGGGCGGGCGGCGGATCGTCCGGCACCAGCGGCGCGGGTGGGAACGGCGGCAAGGCTGGTCTCGGCTCTGGCGGAGGCGGCGGAGGTGGCGGCGTCACCGGTGGTGCTGGGGGCGACGGCGGCGACGGCTTTATTTTGTTCGTCTGTTTCTGAGCGGGGATAAGCCATGTTGAGCCGCGGGCCGATCAGCGGACGGCCAATCAGCGGCTCTCCCGCCATCAGTGTGGCAGCCACTACGCTTGCTGCCGGGACCGGCTCATTCACGCTCACCGGCCAGTCAATCACATTCCAGGTTCAAGAGTCGGTCGCCAGCGGGAGCTTTGCCCTCACGGGCATTGCGGCGACCTTCCGGGTCACAGCGTCAGTCTCGTTTGGCGCGTTCGCTCTCACCGGCGAAGCGGCTGGTCTTCAGACGCAACTGACGGGCACCTTCGGGGCATTCGCGCTCGCGGGTCAGGCGGTCGCGTTCGATCCGACTGAATTTCTAGGCTCGGGATCGTTCCTGCTCACGAGCATAGGAGCATCCCTCAGTTATGAATTCGCGAGCAGCCCCGGATCTTCGATCTCGGGCGGCACGTTCTCGCGCGGCCGCTGGCGCGACATGCTGGCGGAGGAAGTGCGACGCCAGCGGGCCGAGGAACGCCGCAAGCGTGAAGAACGCCTGCGCAAGGCGGCGGAGCGGCGGGATCGCGAGCGGGCCTTTGCCGAAGCGCGCCGGCAGGCTCGAGAGCAGGCGAAGGCGCAGGGCGAGGCAGCGGCCCATGCTCTGGCGATCGAGAACGCCGCAGCCGCGGCGCGAGGGCTCGAGCAGTTGCGTGCGATCGCGGCGGCAGCCTCCGCCCAGGCGCAGGCCGGAAGGGCGGCCGCGGTCGCGCCGCCGGTCGATGACGATGAGGAAGAAGCCATCGCGCTTCTGATGCTGGCCCATGCCAACGGATGAAATTGCGCTGAACCGTGCCGCCGAGCGGGCCGCGCGCGCCGAGACCTTGCTCCGGGATGAACTCTTGCTCGAGGCCTTCGACACGCTCGATCAGGAATATGTGAAGGCCTGGCGCGCGACGGCGGCGCGCGACAACGACGCGCGCGAGCGGCTGTGGCAGGCGGTGCAGATCGTCGCCAAAGTGCGCGACCACCTCGGCAGCGTGTTGAGCAGCGGCAAGCTCGCGCAACGCGAGCTGAATGATCTCGCCGAGCGCAAGAAGCGCTTCGGCATCGTTTAAACGAGGGATGATCATGGACAACGTTCAACCAGCGGCCGAGACGGCCGCGCAGCCGGCCATCATCGAGCGGTCTGCCGGTGGCGAGGGGGCATTGACCCCGATGCAGGCCGCGCGGTCGCTCGCCGATACCCGCTTCAAGGATCAAGCCGCCCAGCGGCGCAATGATGACGAACAGGCAGGCGAGGCGCGCCAGGACGCGACCGCCCAACAGGAATCGACGGACGGCGAGAAGCCGGACGCCGACACCGCCCGTGCGAACGGTCCCGGTGAGACGCCGGCGGACGATGCGGAAGCAGGTCTTCCCCCCATCGAGCCGCCGCGGTCATGGACGAAGGAGGACAAGGCGCTGTTCAAGGGCCTCCCTCGCGCGACGCAAGAACGTCTTGCTGAGCGCGAGCGGTCACGCGAAGGCGATTTTCTCCGCCGTCAGAACGAGGCCGCCGAAAAGACCAAGGCGCTGTCCGCCAAGGAACAGGCGGCCGAACAGGTCCGGGCTCACTATGAAGGCGCTCTGCCGATGCTGCTGCAGGCTCTGCAGGAGCAGCAGGCGGGCGAGTTCGCCGACGTCAAGTCGGTCGCCGACATCGAGAAGCTCGCGCGCGAGGATTGGCCGCGCTACGTGCAGTGGGACGCGCAGCAGAAGAAGATCGCTGCCGTCGCCCAGCAGGTGCAGCTCGCCCATGCGCGCCAGTCGCTCGAGCGCGCGAGCCGATGGTCGAACTTTGCGGCCGAGCAGGACGCGCTCTTCGCCGAGAAGGCGCCGGAGCTCGCCGACAAGGACGCCAAGGCGAAGGCCGCGCAGAGCGCTGCCGAGATGCTCAAGGATCTGGGCTTTTCGGACGCCGAGCTCGGCCGGATGTGGTCGGGGCAGGGGGAACTTTCCCTGCGCGACCATCGCATCCAGCTGCTCCTGCGTGACGGGGTGAAATTCCGCGAAGCGCAGGCGGCCGCGAAGCTCGCCCAGCACAAGCCCGTGCCGCACGTCCAGCGGCCCGGCCCGGCGCCTGCCCGCAATGCGGACGCCGACGGCCGGGTCAAGGACCTCACCGACCGTCTCAACCGCACCGGCAACCTGCGCGATGCCGCGGCACTGCTCGCCGCCCAGCGCGCCGCGCGCCGGTAGAAGCAAACCACGCTCACCATTCCTGCTGCGTCATCGTTCGCGCAAGCGGACGATCCAGTGCTCCGCGGCGCACGCCTGAGAGTACTGGATTGCCCGCTTGCGCGCGCAATGAGGGTGCAGGGGCTGATGGGCGACCAATACACGCGAAGGACCAACGCACATGGCACTCCCGACCAACACCTTCACCACCTACTCCGCGGCCGGCAACCGCGAAGATCTCAGCGACATGATCTATCGCATCGATCCGACCGATACGCCGTTCATGACCGGCATCGAGAAGACCAAGGCCACCGCCGTTCTGCACGAATGGCAGACCCAGGCGCTCGCCGCGGTCAACACGTCGAACGCCCAGCTTGAAGGCGACGACGCGAGCGCCGACGCAACCACGCCGACGGTACGGCTCGGCAACGTCTGCCAGATCAGCCGCAAGGTGCCGCAGGTGTCCGGCACCCAGCAGGCGGTGGAGCACGCCGGCCGCGACAACGAGATGGCCTACCAGGAGATGCTCAAGGGCCTCGAGCTCAAGCGCGACATGGAAGGCATCCTGTGCGGTACCAACCAGGCGAAGAATGCGGGCAACGCGTCGACTGCCCGCGTCACCGCCTCGGTGCTCTCCTGGGTGAAGTCCAACACGTCGAAGGGCGCGTCTGGCGTGGATCCTTCGGCGGCGGACGGCACCGGCAGCCGCACCGACGGCACGCAGCGGGTCTTCACCGAGACTCTGCTCAAGACCGTGCTGCAGTCGATCTGGAACAACGGCGGCAAGCCGGACACGATCATGACCGGCGGCTTCAACAAGCAGGTGTTCTCGACCTTCACCGGCCGCGCCTCGCCGTTCGAAGAGACCAAGGGGAAGAAGATCACCGCCTCGGTCGATGCCTACGAGTCGGACTTCGGCACGCTGAAAGTGGTTGCGAACCGCTTCTCGCGGCCGCGCGACGTGCTGGTGCTGCAGATGGACATGTGGGCGATCGCCTACCTCAACGGCCGCAAGATGGTGTCGATCCCGCTTGCGATCACCGGCGACAGCCAGCGCAAGGAGGTCCTGTCCGAGTACGCCCTCGAGGCGCGCAACGAGAAGGCCTCCGGCGGCGTGTTCGACCTCACCACGTCGTAGTCGATGCACTGACTTTCGCTCCCTCCCCCGCCTGCGGGGGAGGGCGGGGAGGGGGAAGCCTGGCGCGCATGCGCAAGTGGCGCCCCCTCCCTAACCCTCCCCCGCAAGCGGGGGAGGGGACGACAACCGCAACATCAGGATCAGCACCATGGCTCTTCCCGTCCCACATCCGCTCAAGGAATATTCGCTCAACGCGTTCACCACGCAGATCGGCACGACGCCCGTTGCTGCTTTCGTTGCGGTCCCGAAAAAAGGCCGCATCGTCGGCATCAAGGGCGTACAGAGCGCGGCCGTCACCGGCACCGCGGCCGTCGCGGTCGCGATCAACGGCGGCTCGGCGATCTCTTCTCTCGCGCTCTCCATGACCGGCGGCGGCGCCGGCAGCGAATTCTCCGCCGCGGCCAACTCGACCGACGCGGCGGATGTCAACGAGGACGACGTGATCTCGGTCACGCCCTCGGGCGCCACCGGCTCGGCCACCGGATCGTTCACGCTCATCATCCGGACCTGATCATGCCGTTCCAGATCAACAATCTGTCGGCGAGCTTCGCGCGGCCGAACGACACGCTCGCCTACGCGTCGGGCGACCTGGTCGCGAACTCGACCACGGCCGGGGCGGTCGTGCCGATGCAGATCCCGCTCGGCCAGATTGCCGCGGTCGGGCACGGGCTGACGCGCATCACCCGCGCCCGGCTGACGAAGTCGGGCAACGGCATCGCCAATGCGAGCTTCCGCGTCCACCTCTACGAGGCCATCCCGACGCCGGCGAACGGCGACAACGGCGCCTGGTCGACCGACAAGGCGGCCAACTGGCTCGGCAACATCGACATCACGTCGATGCTGGCCTTCACCGATGGCGCAACCGGGACCGGATCGGCCACGGCCGGTTCGGAAATGTTCCTGCGGCTCGCCAGCGGCACGATCTTCGCGCTGCTCGAGGCGCGAGGCGCCTATACGCCGATCGCCAACGAAGTCTTCACGCTCACGCTGGAAGACGTGGGGCAATGGTGACGGACGTCGCCGCCCGCATCCATCTCGATCCGGACGGCGACCGCCTCACGCTCGAGCACGTGCAGGACGCCGCGCCCATCCTCGAACGGAACGCGCAGCTGCGGCGTGAGCCGCAGAACAGCGACTGGGGCCGGCACATCGCGTCGATTCCGAACGTAATCCTGCTGCGCTGGATGACCGAGGACGGCGTCAATCTCATCGGCATGCCGAGCGAGGAGTGGGGCCGCTACATCAAGCGCAAGCTCGACGATCCCGACTGGCGATTTCTGCGCGTGGACAAGTAGCCCGGATTGAGCGGAGCGAAATCCGGGACGGGATTCCCCGCATTTCGCTTCGCTCAATGCGGGCTACGCACTGACTGGCGCGCGCCCTCATTTTAACCCTCCGTCGCAAGCGATGGAGGGGACACCGAGCAAGCGCGGGAGGCCAATCCCGGTGGGCTGACCTACGACCAGGCGAAACAGGATGTCGAGCGGCTGATGTGGGGGCTCGGCTCGCGCGGCGGCTTGCGGCGAGCGCCGCTGGCTCCGCCTCCGATCCCAGCACCGGAGGGACCGCCTGCGTCGAGCCCGAGGGGGAGTCGGGAGTTAAAGCTCGAGCAGCCGGAATTTCAAAAGTATCGCAATGCGCCCGGGAAGATTGGCGACATACCTTATTCCGGACACGCCTTCGATCAGATGCAGAACCGCGGCTTGCCCCCTCTGTCGCCGAGCAGGCGATGCAAGAGGGCATCCCATCACCGGGACAGATCATCGAGAAGGTCGAGTACTATGACCCCGTCAACCGCGTCGTCGTCGTACGCAATAAAGACACCGGAAATGTGATAAGTGTCTACCGAACCCGCCCGCGAGACCAAGGAGCCGCGGATGATGACGATCAGTGACGATGAAAAGCAACGGCGTCACGACTACGGCCAGCGCCAGTATCGTCTGATGCTGGAGCGGTTGGACGACTTCCTGACAGAGCGTCTTCCTCTGATGCAAACGATCGGCGACCTCGAAACGCTTCTCGACGTTCTGGAGGACGAGGTCGATGAGCGCTGGGCCAACAAATTTTCCCGACTTTGCAACGATCTCGAGGTGATCAATGCAGTCGCCTGCAATCGGATCGTTACCAGCCTAAGCCATGAGGAATGGCGGGAGAGCCGCGAGATTGTCGAGAAGCTCAAGCGCCTCGTCATTCCGAAGATTGAGTCGTTGCCGGCGGAGGAGTGAATCGGTCTGGCAGAGCCAAACGGAGCGCGGTCCGCCTCGTTCCGGTCATCGTCCGCGCAAGCGGGCCCATCCAGTAGTCCGAAGCCATCGATAAAACGTTTGAAGGGCGCCGCCGAGTCGCTGCGGCGTACTGGCGACTGACTCTCGCCCCCTCTCCCGCTTGCGGGGGGAGGTGGGAGGGCGAAGCCGCACGCGCATGAGCAAGCGGCTTCCCCCTCTCTAACTCTCCCCCGCAAGCGGGGGAGAGGACGCAAGAGCCGCTTGCGGCTGACAAGGACAACTCATGACCATCCAGACCTACACCGACCTGCAGGCCGCGATCGCCGACTGGCTGGCGCGCGCCGATCTCGGCAGCCGCGTGCCCGACTTCATCATGCTGTTCGAGACCGTGGCCAACCGGCGGCTGCGGGTGCGCCAGCAGGAGGCGGTCGCGACGCTGACTCCGTCGGGCGGCGTCGCGACGCTGCCCGCCGATTATCTCGCCTGGCGGCGGCTGACCTGGACCGGCAATGCGCCGCGCGAGCTCGAATACGTCCACCCGTCCTACCTGCGCGCGCTGTTTCCCACGCTGCCGCAGGGAGGCCCGCGTTATTTCACCATCGAGAACGGGACCGTGACCCTGGCGCCATCCGACGACACGGCGCTCGCCTTCGATTACTTCCAGAAGATCCCGACGCTCGCCGCGCTCGCCGCGCAGACGCCACCGGTCGCGGCGAACTGGCTGCTCGCCGCCCATCCCGACCTTTATCTCTGCGGCGCGCTCGCCGAGGCCTACGCCTATGCCAAGGATCCCGACAACATGACGCTGTGGGGCGGCCGGCGCGACGCGGCGTTCGCCGAGATCGAGCGGCTCGATGCCAAGACGCGCGCGCCCGCCGCGCTGCGCGTGATGGGGCCGACGCCATGAACGAAATCATCCTGGCGGGGCTCGCGCTTGCCTTCCTCTATCTCGTCCTGCAGTCGAGGAGGCGACGGCCGTGATCCCGTTCGGCGAGTACCGGCCCGACGTCTCCGACTACGATGCCGCCTACACGGGCCAGGTGCTCAACGCGTTGCCGCGCGGCGACGGCTACGGGCCGATGCAGGCGTTTGCGGGCTACAGCGCGCCGCTGCCCGGGCCGTGCCGCGGTTTCTTCCGCGCCATCCGCACCGACGGGTCGGTGGCGATCTTCGCCGCCACCGCGACCAGGCTCTACGCGCTCAACAACACCAACCAGACCTGGACCGACGTCAGCGCGGTCGGCGGCTACTCGCCGGCCTCGTCCACCGATCAGTGGCAGTTCGCGCAATACATCAACTTCATCATCGCGGTGCAGGCCAATGCGCCGCCGCAATATTTCGACCTCACCTCGTCCACAGCATTCGCCAGCCTGCCGGGCGCGCCGCCGCAGGCGCGCTATGTCTCGATCGTCGGCGACTTCGTGGTGCTCACCGGGCTCCTCAACAATCCCTACCGCGTGCAGTGGTCGGCGCTCGGTGATCCGACCGGTTGGACGGCGGGCGTCAACTCGTCCGACTTCCAGGACCTGCCCGACGGCGGAATCGTGCGCGGGGTGGCCGGCGGCGAGTTCGGCAACATCCTGCAGGACACGGCGATCCGCCGCCTCATCTACGCGCCGGGCTCGCCGGTGATCTTCCAGATCGAGCGCATCTCCGACGATCGCGGCCTCTA